GAACAAATTCAAATGACACTTGACCAATACAGTGCACCTATTATGGCTCAATTAACAGCTGAGTTTTTACAGTCTATAGGTCAAGGACAAAGCAGTGACCCATTGGTTGACATAAGAAAATCAGAGCTAGAATTAAAAGATAAAGAGTTAGATATACAAGCTGAACAGTTTATGCAAAAACAAAATCAGAGAGCACAAGAAAAAATGCAAGAAAATAGTTTGCAAAAAGATAGGATAAATGTGCAAAAAGATATAGCAGATGATAAACTAGATGTAGCTATGGACAGATTAAAACAAAATGCTGAACTCAAGCTACTAGAATTAGGTGCAAAACAGAGGAATTAATTATGACAACTTCATTCAAAACAAAAGCAGTTGCAGAATTGCGTGAAGCCAAAAAATTAGAAAGAGAAAAAGAAGCCCTAGCAAATGCTGAAGCTGAACAGATGCGTGAAGCTAAAGCCAAAGCAAGTGCTGAAAGAATAGCAAAGAAATTAAAAAGAATTGCAAAAAGTGAAGAACCTACACTTACAGAAGAAGTTGTAGAAAAAGTGGTTGAAAAACCAAAAACAAAAGCAAAAGCAAAAGCTACTGGCAAAAAAAGAGGTAGACCACCAAAGGCTAAAAAATAATGCCTGATGAAATTGAAGTAATAGATGCCCTTAAAAAAATTATATCAACTAGGAGGTCACAAATATCTGAAACTATGATGTCAGGTGGTTTGAAAGACATGGAACATTATAAATATTTGCAAGGAGAGTTATCTGCACTATACTATATGGAAACAGAATTACAGAATATGTTTAAAAGAAGTTAAATGGCACAACTAAAATCTACAAATGACATAGTGGCTGAAGCTTATATTAAAGAAGAAGCTAGGGTATTAGACCCAACTTTGTTAGAAAAATCAGCTTTGGATAGGATGCCACAACCTACAGGTTATCGCATGTTGGTGCTTCCTTATGCTGGCAAAGCACAAACTAAAGGTGGCATACATTTAGCACAGAGCACAGTAGACAGAGAGGCTTTAGCTACTGTAGTTGCTTATGTGGTTAAACAAGGTCCTGAGTGCTATAAAGACAAAAAAAGATTTACTGGAAAAGCTTGGTGTGAAGAAAAACAATGGGTTTTAATAGGGCGTTACTCTGGCTCTAGGTTTAAACTTGAGGATGGTGCAGAGGTCAGAATCATCAATGATGATGAGGTTATAGCCACAATTCTCAATCCTGATGACATAGTGAGTTTATGATGAATGAACAAGAAAATGCACAACAAACACAGCCAGAAGCTGAAGATGTTGAAGTAGAGGTAGTAGAACAGGAAGTTGTAGAATCTAGCCCAGATGATGAGTTAGAAAATTACACCAAATCTGTATCTAAAAGAATTAACAAGCTTAATGAACGTAACAGACAGGCTGAAGAAAAAGCAGCCAGACTGGAACAAATGCTGGTTCAAAAACAACAAGAAACAGCACACCTAAACCAAGAAAGGTTGCAGACTCAACAAAATTTGTTAGCTAAAGAAAAAGAAGCTATTGAAGCTAAAGAAATGCAAGCCAATGATTTGTACAAAAGAGCTGTAGATTCTGGAGATGCTGATTTAATGTCCAAAGCTGACACTTTAAAAAGTGATTTGAGCATACAAAAAGAAAAAGTTAGAGCACAAGAAGAAGCTCAACAGCAAAATTTTCAAAATCCACAACCAGTACAACAAGAACAATATCAAAATTATCAACAACCACAACAGGTTGCACCTGACCCAAGCCCACAAGCTAAAGGTTGGCATGAAAAAAACCAATGGTATGGTGATAATAGTAGTGATGAAAATGTGCAAGCAACACAATTTGCTTACTTTACACACTACAATCTAGTTAATGAAGGTTATGAAGCTGACTCAGATGAATATTATAGTGAGCTGAATGACAGAGTTTATAAAGTTTATCCTGATTTACAGGCTAATGAAGACGTGAAAAATGAAGGCAGACCCGCTGTGCAAAGAGTCACTTCAACTTCTGTAGGAAGTCGTCAAAAAACACAAGGCAAGAAGAACGGAGTGACTTTTTCTAAATCAGAAGTTGAACGTCTCAGAGGATTAAAACCACACAATATGTCTGAAGAGGCATGGTTGAAATCTGTTGCTAAAGAGAAACAAAAAATTTCACAAAGAGAGGCAAAATAAAATGACTAATGAAATAGAACAAGAAGCTACTACCAGACAAACCCGTGAATCCGAGTCTCACGCTAAAGAATCTCGTAGAACCCCGTGGAGACCAGTAAGAAAACTAGAAACACCTCCAGCACCTGAAGGATATGAATATCGTTGGATAAGAGAATCAATGATGGGGCAAGAGGATAGAGCAAATGTAAGTAGAAGGCTTAGGGAAGGTTGGGAGCTTGTAAAAGGTTCTGATTTACCAGAAGATTTCAACTTGCCTACTATGGATTCTGGCAGACATACTGGTGTTGTTTATAACGAAGGACTACTCTTAGCGAAGATACCACTTGAAACCATAGCTGAACGTAATGCTTATTACTCAGGCAAAAACCAACAAGCAAAAGAAGCTTTAGACAATAATATGTTTAATGAATCTGCTAAAGATGGTAGGTATGTCAAGTATGATTCACAAAGAAAGTCCAACGTCACTTTTGGTAAAAAGTGACAATCATAAATTAATAGGTAAAAATTATGGCTAATAAAGATGCCCCTTTTGGATTAAAACCTGTTCGTATGATGGGCGGTGCACCTTACTCTGGAGGACAATCCAGATATAGGATAGCAAGTGGAGCTACCACACCAATATATCAAGGAGACTTGGTTACGCAGTTGACTGCTGGTGTTCTCGGTAGACATGCTGCCACTGGTACTGTTCCTATTGTTGGAGTGTTTAATGGAGTTAGTTACACTGACCCCACCACAGGCGAACAAGTTTTTAAAAATTACTATCCCGGAAGCATAGCTGCTTCTGATATAGTAGCCAATGTGATTGATGATGCTAATGTTGTTTTTGAAGTACAAGCAGATGACACTTTCCCTGTTGCTGACTTGTTTGGAAATTTTGACATAGTAGACAACTCTCCTGTTGGTGATACTTCTTCAGGCATATCTAATTCAGAGGTTGATGTAACTACTGGTGCTACAACAGCTACTCTTCCTTTGAAAGTAATAGATATTTCAGAAGACCCTGATAACGATGATGTAGCAACAGCTAACACCAATGTTCTATGTGTGATTCAAAACCACATCATGGGTCAAAAAGGTGCTGGTTTAGCATAAGGAGTTAATAATGGCAATATCAAGAGCTCAACTCGCTAAAGAGTTAGAACCCGGATTAAACAGTCTTTTTGGCTTATCTTATGATGAGTATGACAGGGAGTACGAAGACATCTTCTCTATAGAAGATTCAAACCGTGCTTTTGAAGAAGAAGTGTTAATCACTGGATTTGGTTCAGCACCCACAAAAACTGAAGGTCAAGGCGTAAGTTTTGACAATGCTACTGAAAGTTACAGTGCACGTTATACCCACGATACAGTGGCTTTAGCGTTTGCTTTAACAGAAGAAGCAGTTGAAGATAACCTTTACGATTCTTTAGGAAAACGTTATGTCAAGGCATTAGCTAAGTCTATGGCGAATACTAAAGAAGTTAAAGGTGCTGATGTGTTAAACAATGCTTTCTCTTCCAGCTTTACTGGTGGAGATGGTAAGTCTTTGATTGCAACAGACCACCCACTATCTGGTGGTGGTTCAGCTGCAAACAGAGCAACATCAATGGCAGACCTTAATGAAACTTCATTAGAAGATGCTTTAATTGACATCAGTGGATTCACAGATGACAGAGGGTTGACTATATCTGTTCAAGCTTCAAAAATGATAGTTCCTAGTGAACTGGTTTTTGTTGCTGAAAGAATATTAAATTCTCAGTTAAGAAGTGGAACTTCAGACAATGACTTAAATGCTGTAAGAAGCACAGGGGTACTACCCGGTGGTTATTCAGTTAATCATTATCTGACTGACCCAGATGCTTTCTTCATCTTGACATCAGTTACTGAACAAGGTGATGGACTTAAAATGTTCCAAAGAAGTGGAATGGAAACTTCTATGGAACCGGACTTTTCAACAGGTAACATTAGATATAAAGCTAGAGAGCGTTATTCTTTTGGTTTCTCTGATTGGAGAGGCATTTATGGTTCACAAGGTGCATAACTTGAACGATTAGAAATAGCGTTTATAACTCAACTATTTCAAAAAAAGGGCAACTTAGGTTGCCTTTTTTTTTGTTATTTTCTTTATGCAAATACTTGCAAATTCCTACACATTTGATATTATAACCATGTGAGATTAACTAATAAGGAGAAAAAGCAATGTTAAAAGATATATTTGAAAAATATGATTCAGTTAAGTTTGTGGTGAATGACCAAACATTTAGAGGGTGGGTAAGTACAGTTAGTGAAGATTACATTACTGTAAATGCAAGACCTATAGACATATACGAGCAATCTCTTGGTGTTGTTTGTAAATACAATATATATACAGGGATTTTTGAAAAATTAAAAGTTGAATGGTTGGATGAACACAGGGGTGCTGATAACTCTGCCATTGGGGTTGCACCAAGCTGGACAGATATGAGCTATGTAAGTAAGGAGGCAGTGTAATGCAAAATTTTATTTTTGAAGCAAAAGGTGGTGACACTTTTTTTGAATCAGATTACAACGATTATGGAATACGTTGTGAAATCACTGTTCTAGGTGAAGAAAAATATAGGGTTGAACTTATAGGTCTTGACTGCGAAGTGATTAAGTGTTTTACCTGTAAAACAACTGACGAATGTAAAACTGAAGCTTATGAAGAAGCTAAATTCCTGAAGGAAATGAATGAAGTGACTTGTGGTAATCTTACAGTAGATGATTACGAATTACATCATTCATGGTGTTATGCCCATACTTCAGACATAGAGCGACTTAAAGAGATTTGTTCTAAGTATGATGACAATAAACATAAATGCGAATTAGGAAGTGCCTATGAATATGAAGATGAAAACAAAATATTAGATAAAAAAATTCGTGAGGATAAGTGGCAAGCTGATTTTGAAAAAATGCTGTCTTCTAAAAACATAAAAGAAATGAAGGTAAAAACACTCAAAATGATTCAAGACCACAAAAAAAATTAATTATATGTTTCATGTGAAACATATCTAAAATATACAAATAAAAAGAGGTATTTATGAAATTAAAAAAATTTAGTCACAGAGGTGGAATAGTGGGCAGAAGAACTAGAGCCTTAGAAAGATTAGAAAAAATTGTAGAACCAACTGAACTGCAACAAAATCAAATTGTAATTTTAAAGAAAAAACTCCAAGTAAAATAACAAATCTAAATTTGCTAATTTAAAGTCCTAGTAGTATGATTTTACTACTAGGATTTTTTAATTTTGAACCTATTGACTGACCTAGCAGACAAGCCAAGACAATAGGGGAATTTCCAAAGGAGGAAATTATGGCAAACTCAACATTTAATGGACCAGTAAGGTCTGAAGGTGGTTTTGAACAAATCACTGTAACTGCTAAGACAGGAGCAGTAACTAATAACTTTGATGTAGATACAAGTGGTAATGTGTCTGGCACAGGTACTGTAAAAATTACTGGTGCTATGAACTATGTCAAAGATGTAGAAAGCCTGACAGATGCTACTAAAACTATAACATCTGCTGATAGTGGTACTGTTTATTTAATAAACAGAGCTGCAGGTGTAGCTATAACACTTCCCACAGCTGCTTCTGGTCTTTACTACAAATTTATAGTAGGCACTTCTATCACTTCTAATGCCTTTTCTTTAACTGGTGCTTCAGCAGTAGATATATTTGCTGCTTCATCTAATGTCTTGTTATGGGATAAAGATGCACCTAGCACAGTCAGTGCAAAACAATTTTATGCTGATGGTTCTGATGATGATGTTATGTCCATGAATGGTGGCACAACAGGAGGTCTTATAGGAACTGAATTGCATTTGTATGGCATTGGTACAGGTGGTCAAGGCAGTGCAACAGCAGTATGGCATTTAAGTGGTGTTTCATATGCTGATGGCACATTAGCAACTCCATTTGCATAAGGAGTTAAATAATGGCAGACGCAGTAACCTCACAAACTATTCAGGATGGACAGAAAATTGCTGTCTTGAAGTTTACAAATGTATCTGATGGCACAGGTGAAAGTGCTGTCAAAAAGGTTGATGTATCAGCTTTACAATCAAATAACAGTGGTGACGCTTGCACTTCTGTCTCTGTAGCACGTATTTATTGGGCTACAAGAGGCATGGGTGTAAACCTAGAATTTGATGCTACTTCTAATGTTCTTTTGACTGGTTTACCAGCAGATAGTACAGGAGATGAATACTATGACTTGTTCACAGGCATACCAAATAATGCTGGTAGTGGTGTAACAGGTGATATTGACTTTACTACTATTGGACATTCAAGTGGTGATACTTATTCAATAATATTAGTATTGAATAAAAATTATTAATGTAAAGGTGACTAAAGACCCAAGATTGAAAAGAGCTGGCGTTTCTGGTTTTAATAAACCTAAAAGAACGCCATCTCATCCCAAAAAATCACACATAGTTGTGGCTAAAGAGGGTGATAAAATAAAAACAATCAGGTTTGGTCAGCAAGGTGTAAAGACAGCTGGGAAACCAAAAAAAAATGAGTCAGCAAAACAAAAAGCTAGAAGAAAATCTTTTAGAGCTAGACATGGCAAAAATATAGCTAAAGGCAAAATGTCAGCAGCTTATTGGGCAAATTTAACAAAGTGGAGTTGATATGGCAATTTCAAGGGCACAAACACCAAAAAATGTTGCAAACCCTAGTTTGTACAGTAAAGCTAAAGCAAAAGCTAAAGCAAAATTTGATGTTTACCCGTCAGCTTATGCAAATGCTTACATGGTTAAAGAGTACAAAAAAATGGGTGGCAAGTACAAAGGTAAGAAAAAAGCTACAGGTGGAGCAGTAAAATTCAATAATGGTGGCACAGTCATGGTACAAGGCAGAGGTTGTGGTGCTATGATGGATGAAAAAAGAAAAAAAACAAAAATGCCTAGAACATAAATATGAGTCTAAAAAAATGGTTTAAAGAAGATTGGGTAGATATAGGCTCTCCAAAAAAAGGTGGTGGTTTTGAAAAATGTGGTAGGTCAAAAGCCAAAGGTTCAAAAAGAGGTTATCCAAAGTGTGTTCCAGCTTCTAAAGCTTCAAACATGTCAAAGTCACAAATAGCATCAGCAGTAACTAGAAAAAGGTCAAAGAAACAAGGTGTAGGTGGCAAGCCAACAAATGTTTCAACATTTGCTTCTACTGGTGGTAAGATAACAAAAACAAACAATATGGGTTTGTATAGCAGATATTAGGAGAAAAAATGAAAGGTACTAAATATATGGCTAAAGGTGGCAAAGCAAAAGGCACTAAGTACATGGCTAAAGGTGGAGTAGCAAAAGGCACTAAATATATGTCTAAAGGTGGCACAATGAAGAAAAGAGGTGTTGCTAGAGGTATGGGTGCTGCTATCAGAGGTGGCGACTATACAATATAGTTAATATCACAAATTAAATATTGTGGCATATTTAATATCAAACATACCCCAGTTCAAATGCTGGGTTAGAAAAGAATTTACTGCAAACCATATGGATTATCATGGTGAGTATCTTCATGGACTAGCAATAGCAGTTAATACTTTGCCAGACAGGTCTTTATCTTTTCAGATAGTTTTTACTGGGTGTGAAATAGATAACATGGAAGATGCTCCCAACATACATGGTGGGGCAATGTGGGCTAGGATGCCTATACAAGCACTTGTTGCTGACATACCTCTTGAAGAATACCCAGAACCTATGGAAGACCACTTGGCACAGCCGTGGGATTGTTTGAGCCATCATCATACTGTGGTTACAATGGATAGAGTTAGCTCATCACCGTGGATATGTAAAATAGGTGGAGAGTTTTATACAGGCAAATACATGTTTACAGTTGATTACACTGATAACTCAATAGCTGATGACCCAGCTCAACATAAACAGTCACATGTGTTATATTTAACAGATGCTGGTGAGTACACTGGTAATTTTGTGGCTTTGCCCAACAATAGGGTTAGAGCAACAAACCCAGCATTGTGGAGAGTAGGTGAAGGTGCTCCAGATTTTATGCCCTCACAGTGGACACACTCAGCAGAACAACATGAGAGTTATATAGACCCAAACATAACATTTAATAATCTGTATAATGAAGAGTAGTTATGAAAACTAAAAACAAAAATAATGGCAACAAGTAGTAGTAAAAATTTTGAACCTGATGTTGCAGACTACATAGAGGAGGCTTTTGAAAGGTGTGGTTTAGA